TGTGCGTGGTATTTGTTTGACAAAGGGGTAACGTCTTACGTACAGTTCTATGGGGTGACAAGATGACCGACGAATCAAAAAGTCTGGTGGAGCTACTGAACGATCTAGAACCCTCGCTGCGCGAGGTGCAACTGAAAATACAGGGGACTGAAATGGACATCATCAACGAACGCGCAAAGACCCACGGCGACTACAAGACCACAGCGGGATGGAGCCAATCGCTGAAGGACATGTTCCGCAGCAGCGGCAACTGGCACAATCTAAACGACGGCCAGCGTGAAGCTTTGGAAATGATTGCGGTGAAGCTGGCGCGGTTGTTGAACGGCAATCCGCAATTTCCGGATCATTGGGACGACATCTCCGGCTACGGGAAGCTGGGCGCCGACAGCATCGAGCGTGCGCCCGATCTGGCGGCCCTTGAGCAGGCTCTGAACCCCCCGACGCCGTGATGGCGGCTTACTACAATGAGATCGAGCCTTACGCAGCCGAATGGCTGCGTAACCTCATCAAAGCGGGGCACATTGCAGATGGCGAAGTCGATACAAGGTCCATCGTTGACGTTCATCCGTTCGACCTACAAGGATTTGATCAATGCCACTTCTTCGCAGGCATCGGCGGCTGGTCTCATGCGTTCCGCCTTGCAGGATGGCCGGATAGCCGACCTGTTTGGACTGGAAGTTGCCCCTGCCAGCCTTTCTCCGTCGCGGGACAAGGCGGAGGAGTGGACGATCCAAGGCATTTATGGCCTCACTTCTTTCGGCTCATCCGCGCCGTCCGGCCCCCTGTCGTATTGGGAGAACAGGTTGCGGGAAAGGCTGGCTACGGTTGGCTCGATGGAGTTCGCGCTGATTTGGAAAGAGAAGACTACGCCAGCCGGGGAGTCGATCTTCCAGCTCTCGCGGTCAATGCGCCACACATCCGGCAACGGCTCTACTGGGTCGCCCGCGACATGGCCGACTCCTCGTTCATCGGACGAGAAGAACGGCAACGGCAAGACAGGCAACAGGACGCCGGAAGCGGCGCACAAAGCTGGCTGGACCTTGTCGGAGTTGACGAGAGCGACGTGGCCGACGCCAACGAAGGCGGATGGGGATGGCGGTCACGGGATGGGGCAAGCGAGCGCGACCGGCAAGCGCCCGAATGGAACGAAGATCACGGTCTCTTTGCCGGGTGTGGTGAAGATCGTGGGGATTTGGCCGACTCCTATGGTTTCGGACGTCAAGCACGTCAGCGAGACACCGGAAACATGGGCGGCGCGCAACGCGGCGGAGAAGGCAAAGAATCCAAAGCTGGGCGGCTTGCACAAACAGCTGGGGGTGACGGCGAAGGAGACGGCGGCCAGTTCTGGGCAGATGCTATCTGGCTCCCCGGTACAGACGGGAAATTACGGCGGGTTAAACCCGGCCTTCCCTTGCTGGCTCATGGGGTTTCCGGACGAGTGGGAAAGCTGCGCGCCTACGGTAACGCCATCGTCCCGCAAGTCGCGGCGGAAGTGATCAAAGCTTTTATGATGGGAGACGACAGATGGATGTGATCGAGGGACTGGTCATCGAGCTGGAGAGCGAGATCGCCAAAGCAAAAAGCTGGGCGGTTCACTATGATGAGCTGGACTACAAATTCGGCATATTGTGCGACGCACTCTACAAGATTCGCAATCTAAACCCGGACGAAGAAGAGGCGTGCGGGTGGATCGCCAACGAAGCCTTGTTGAAGGTGGGGATGTGAGCCGTGGCGGATGCTGACACCATCCGAAGCTTGAAGGAACGCATCGAGACGCTGGAAGAAGAGATCAGGCAGTTCCATGAAGACGCCGCCGACATCGACTCCATCTTCACCGGCGTCCTCAGCCGCCAACAACTCGCGTTGCTCATGGCAATCAACAAAAGACCCCTCGCCCCCTATTCCTATCTCGACCACGTCACAGAAGACCACGGCAAATACAATCGGTACGAAGGCGCGATGCACCAAACTTTGCGCACGAAAGTCGCCGTGTGGAAACTGCGACAGAAGCTGAAGCCATACGGTGTCGAGATCAAGACGTGGCGGGGCGTGGGGTATTATCTGGACGACGACAACAAAGTGAGACTGAAGCAACTGATGGGGACTAACAATGAGCGAGACTGAAGTTACCGCCGACCTTCTCAAAGAAACCATGGAGCTATCGTCCAAGCTGGGGGACGTGTTGAACGGACACCCGCTCTACATGGGATTGAGCGCGCTCACGATGATCATGGCGCACTTGCTGGTCGCCAACGAGAACATCGCTCCTGCGGATAAAGCGGCGACCATCGCCGACATTCATCTGCGTCAAGCCATTGATATGTTCAGGGGTTTGGAGATGAGTCATGTCACCCACTGATCATGTCAGAACACTTCGCGATTACGCTAAACGGTCCATAGCCTATGGATTTGAAGAGACCTTCGACCCTGACGATGCGGACGACATTGCCGATTACATCGAGAAGCTGGAGGCGGAAAACGCGGAGTTGCAATCAAAGATCAACACTGTGAAGCTTGCAGCTAAATATGCGGCGAAGATACGCGATGCCCGCATCGAGCATCTAGACGCCTCATCTGAAGGGTGGAAAGAAATAGCTGACGAGTATTTTGATGCCATCTGCGAACGGAATACCCGCATCGAGAAGCTGGAGGCGGCGCTGCGAGGGTTGATCAATGCAAATGAAAATGGCTGGCACCCGATGAAGATGAGCGGTGCTGAATGGTTTACCGCACGCCAAGCACTGGAGGGGAAAGATGACTGATAAGAAACCAAGCCACCTTGAGATATATTCCACGGTCAAACACTGGATGAACGATCAACCAGACTTTGCCGTGTTCGTCATCAACGGTCTTCTGGATGGGCTAGCAGCGAATGCGCAGGCCGCAAGACAAGCGCGTAGTGACTGGGAAACCATTGCTTGCATGGCGATGGAGAAGCGCCTGTTCAGCGGCCACGAAAAGTTCTTGGCGGACAAGATTGAAAGTATGAAAAGCACCAATTCCATCCGCTGGGATCATACGGTCGAGGCGCTGCGCAAAAGACACCGTTCCAGAATGGAGAAGAACAATGAGTGATGCCGAGGTCGCGGCGTTTTGGTTCGTCGTTAGCATACTGTTCATCACAATAGGATGGGGACTGTTCACATGACTGGGTTCAAATCAAAGAAGGCGCTGACCGACCGAATACGAGACGCCATGAAAGAAAAGCGGCTCAAAGAAAATGCGTGGCAGATAAATGACAAATCTGAAGCGGATGCTTTGTTGTTTATAAACAGATGGGCGCCAGTGGGTATGAGTGTTGGAGAACAAGAGGATTTGGCATGGATGGCAAGCAAAAAAGTAAAAGAAGAAGACAAGACGGTGATAGCGCGGTTGAAAGAGCGCGAAGATAAATATGACCGCTACGATCCTGAGACATTTCCAGACATTGTAGATTTGGAAGAAGCTATGTCCATCATTTGGAATTACGAGCGTGATTTTGACGCATGGCGACGCATCTACGAAAACGCAATAACCAAACAGCAAATAGAAATTGAAGCATGTAAAGACGAGAACATGGCGTTGGTGTTGGAAATCGACCGTCTACATCAAGAATTAAGGAAAGACAAATGAGTGATTACATGCACTTCTTGATGTCGGTATGCGCCACGATGGCGACCGGCGTCGTCGTTATCGGTTGCATCGACTTGATGGTGTTCGGTGTCTTTGCTCTCTGGAACTTGGTGCGCGATGAGCTTGATCTTTGACTGGGAAACCAGAAGTCCTGCCGATCTGATCAACAGGGGCGTCTACGTCTATGCGGAGCATCCGGAAACGGATGCTCTTCTTGCATCTTTCAAACTGAGCATTGGCGAGCATGAGGTCTTCAACGACGCCACGCGCGCATGGATTGCCGCTGGCGGGCCGTTGAACGTCGTCTGTCGCTGGCGCCGTCCAGACCCCTGTCCCAAGTACCTGCGCGCCTATATCGAGGCAGGCGGCGAAATCTGCGCGTTCAACGCCGGGTTCGAGCGGCTGATCTGGTGGCATGTCGCGACGCCAAAATATGGCTGGCCCAAACCAAAGCTGGAACAGTTCCGCTGCACGGCGGTCACGGCGGCGGCCATGGCGCTTCCGCGTTCGCTGGACCGGCTGGGCGACGCTTTGGGGCTCAAGATCAAGAAGGACAAGGCAGGTTCCGGTCTAATCAAGATTCATTCGGTGCCCATGGGGTTCGACCACGAGGG